TTATTGGCTGCCTTTTTCATCTTCTTCTGCCAGCTTCTTAAATCTGTCTTCGAAAGAACTTTGTGCTCTCTCGGAAGTGTCTATGTTAACGCTGGACAGGGCGGGTACGACAAACTTGCTTATATCAATTAACAGTTTCAATCTCATTTCCGGTTTATCGATAGAATTAAGATCTTCTTGCATTTTCTCGATATTATCCTCCAGTAGTTTGGCGTATGCCATTCTAATCATCTGAGTAGATTTATTAATAGATCCTTTCGGGCGACCATTCGGATTTCCCGTCTTTCCTTTTGGCTGTGGCATATTTCGTAAATGTAAACTACAATCATATACATTAGATTGCAGTAGGTTAATACTTAGAATTATCGTACAAAGTAAATCAGATACTTTCGTACAGTAATTCTAAGTATTAATCATAAATATGTATATATGTTAGGAGCAATTGTCGGAGGAGCTTTAAAGGTTGGTGGTGCTATAGCCGGTGGTATCATGGGAGCGAAATCGGCACGTAAACAGGCACGCATGATTGCGGATGAGAAAAATAAGAACCAGGCGTGGTTTGACAGGAGATATAACGAAGATAGTACCCAACGTGCGGAGGCTCAGGCCGCTATAACGAAGATGCGTGAGGCGATGAAGGATCGTACTGCCGCTGCTGCCGGAACGTCTGCCGTAATGGGAGGAACTGAAGAGAGCATGGCTATCGAAAAAGAAGCGCAGAATAAAGCTCTTGCTGAAACTATGAGTAATATAGCAATTAATGGAGAAGCTAGGAAGGATGCTATTGAAGCACAGTATCAAGCTCGGGATGCTCAATTGTTCGATGCTCAATTGGGTAACGAACAGCAGAAAGCTAATAATATTGCTGGTGCTATTGGTGGAATGTCTTCTGCCGGTTCTGGAATAATGAATGGAATATTACCAAACAAATAATTATGGGACCGATACAATCTATGATATTGGGTGAACCTGATAAGGATAAATCAATTGCAGCTCCTCCAGAAGCACAACCTGTGGTTAAACCATCCGTTGATCATGTGCCTAATAAACAGGAAACAGTTGAACATTCATCTAATGTGGCTTCATTACAAGGTCATGAGCAGGGTGGTGTGGAACAAGTAGCTCCAAAACCTGAGATGGAGCATCCGACTAAACAATATAATAGCCTTGGAGATGTGACGGATGCTATGTATAAAAGCCGTATGCCTACCGAAGAAGAGTTGGTGAAAGAAAGGAAGCGTGAGAAGTCAAGGCAGATTATATCTGCTATTGCCGATGGCGTTTCTGCTATTTCCAATTTGTATTTCACCGGAAAGGGGGCGAAGAATGTGGAGCAGACATCTATGAGTGCTGCGAATACTAAACGTTATCAAGAAATACTTGATAGACGCAGGAAGACACAAGAGAAGTGGGATGACGCTAGACTGGAAGCTTATTATAGAGATCGTGGTTTTAATTATCAGAAAGATCGGGATGATGCAAATTGGAAGAGGTCAGGGAAATGGCATAATGAGCAAGTTAAGAGGGATGATGAGCGATATAAGGATTCCATAGAAAGAACTAAGGCACTTGATGAGTATAACAAGGCTGAAAGGGATCGAAATTACGAACTGCATAGAGAAGCGCAAAAGGATGCTTCGGCTCGTGGATGGGCTGCTGTTAATTCTCAGGATAAACGCATTAAGGCGCAAGAGGAAAAGCAAAGGGCATACATTAAATATCAATTTGAAAAAATGAATGGTGCTCCTGAGCCTAAGCGAATAAACAGTACTCGAAGTATCTATGTCGGAAAGCACACATGGGAACAGAATGCGGGGCAGATTGCAGGAGAAATTATAAAGGATATTGAAGCAAGTGATCCGGCATTGGCGAAGCAACTGACAAGACAAATAAATGGATTTGCTAGAAAGAAAGGGGCTGACGCGAAGCAGACCGCTACAATTGTTGATAAGTACATTATGAGTTCTCCTCGTGCACAGCAACTGGCTATAGAGCTAGAGAATGACTATAAGAAGCGGTATGAATTGGCTACTGGTGGCTCATTGTCACAGGATGGCACTGATGATCTAGGATTTGTTCCTTCGTCTTCAGGAAAGGAGAGTGTTGATGTAGATTCGTTGTTTGATTAAAAAATAGGAGTATGCCAAAATATACGGTTATTATAGATGGTAAGGAGAGAACAATTGATAAGGATAAGTTTGACGGGAATGTGGAGGCTATCTCTGCGAAGTATCCGGATGCGAAGATAAAAGCGATAAACGGAGATGAAGAAGGGATGCTTCCTGTTTCTAATTATTCGAAAGCAATAAAACAGGGATATAGAATGGTTGAGCTGAATGATGTGGAGCCAGTTTCGGTTCCAGTAGTTAATTCTTCTCACGTTCAACAGATGGATAGCGTAAGAGACTTTAAACCGATTATTCAAGAGAAACCAGATACAGACTTTAATTTGAAGGAGGTGATGGATGGTCCGACGGATAGTGAGCGAAGAAAGCAGGAAAGGAAGCGGATTGAAGAACAGATTGCTCAACAGAAACTAGCTACTGATAAAGGACTGAAAAAAGCGTATCAGGAGTATTCAAAAAAGGAAAAGGAGGAAGATGATCAAAAAGGTTGGTTTCGAAAGATTGTAGAGGGCGTTTCTGAGGCTGGTAGAGATGTTCATCGTGGGTTCCCTTTATCTCCCATACATACGGATGAAAAGATAAAGAATTTGCATTCTGCCTCTGAATCTGTTAGTCAGGCCGAAGAACTAATGAATGAGGCAAAGCATAAAGATGAAACGGGAATAATCGCTGGTGTTAGCGGGTTTGGACGTGGATTTTGGAATAAGTTGTCGAAGTTGAGTACGTGGGATATGGGGATGCTTGATATGTCGAAGTCTACTTCGATATTGAATGCTGTGCATAAGTATAACGAGAATCAGCCTCTGACGAATGAGGAAGAGACTCTTCTTGATGCCGTGGCATTGGAAGCTGCAGCTAACGGGGAGTTTTCCGGAGATATGGGACGTGGGTATAAGGCTGGATCAACTACAGCTGAATCTTTGCCTTTTATGGCTGAATTTATGGTTAATCCTGCGACGGGTACCGGACGGTCTGTTGGTAAGGCGGCAGCTAAAAGGATTATATCTGATTTCGGTAAAGAGGCGGCTAAAAGTACGATTGGGAGGATTGCGCGTAATTCGGCACGTGTGGCCGGGGATATTGCCGGTGCCGGGATAATGACTGGGACGACTGGAGTGATGAGGACTGTTGCGGATGCTGTTGATAGAACGATTGGCGAGGTGAAACCTGTTGTTGACAGTGATGGATATTACCGTTTTGAGGGGACCGAAGGAGGAGATGATCCGCTGGAAGCATTGGTAAAGGCATACGGAGCTGGTACGATTGGGAATTTTTCTGAAATATTTGGTGATTATCTTGCTCCTATTGGTAGTTTCATTGGAAGTAACGTGGGGAAAGGAATGAGTAAGATCGGTTTGGGAAAGGTCAATAAGATAATTGGAGATATAAAATCAAGTGATATCGCAAGAGCTATTAATGACTTTCAGACTAAAACGAAATGGAACGGAACGATTGGAGAGTACTTGGAGGAACAGGCAGGAATGGCGATGAATGCGCTAACAGTCGGAGATAATGAGTTATCTGATATGATTGATCCTGACACTCAGATAGACACATTTCTTGGTGTTTCTGCGCTTGGTGGTTTTTTTTCCAGTATAAAGACAGCCGGATACGCACGAGAGAAACATAATGCTAAAAAGAGACTAAATGAAGCTGATCATATTGCTGCAGGCTCGGATGCTGTAGGTGCCAAGGATTGGGTGGATCTTAAAGGGCAAATTGATCAGGCGGATGATTCAGAATTGATTTCAATTCTTTCAGGGGTGATGTCTGATACAAATATAAGTGATGAAGGTAAGCAGGCGGCTTTGGTTTATGCTGGGAGACTGAAGGCCTATCATGGAGCTAGTTTGGCTGACTTGAAGAGAAAGGTAGAGGATGATACTCCTGATGAGTTGGTTCAGTCTCAGATGAATTTTGATGAAGGCTATAAATTAGCTGAGGCGGATAAGGAAGAAAAAAGAAAGGCTCTCAAAGAACTCAATAATGTTGAATCAAAACTTGACGATGAGTTTTTATCTGCTGACGATGATGGTCGATATGAATTATTGAGACAGCGTGCAGACGCTGGAGAAAATGTGTCGAATGAGTTAGTTTATATCAATGCGGAGTCGAGGTTTAACGGAATGATTACAGGTATTCGTGATGCGATAGATGAGAAGGTTGCTACATCTAACCAATATATCACGAATCTTACTCATCAAGATGGAAATGTCTATGACGTGACTCTTACCGTAGATGAGAAGAAGCATGTGTTCCCTATTAACGGGAAGATCGTTGTTGATGAGAATGGGATAGTGGATAGGAAGAGATCTGATAGCCGTTTTATTGTCCGCGATGATACAGGAAAGATTGAGATGCGTTCTGTTGATGATTTGTATAGATTGGAATCGTCTAACAATGCTGATGCATTGAAAGATATTACTGCACAAAGTATACGTGAACAAGAATCGGCAAGGTATGCTGAAGAGATCGAAACTCCTGGAGCGGAGGAGAAAGCGGAGGAGAAAGCGGAGGAGGTTGCATCTATTCAACCTGGGGATGTTGTTTCTCTTGATATGCAAGGTATCAAGGCTACTGCCACTGTGCAATCAAAAAGTGATGGTTCTACTATATTGCAATTTGATGAGCCTATTGAATATAATGGGAAAAAGTCACAAATCATCGAACTGTCTGATGAACAAGTGCAATCTATCATTATTCCAGATGATACAAATTCTGATGCTTTGACGGGAGAAGATGTTGTAAATGATGAGATAGTGCCGGATGAACAAAGCAATGTGTTAGATGATGAGGGAAAACAACCTGCCGATGAAATAGATGTTGTTCCTATTGAGGAAACTGCTATTGAAGGTATTCCTGCTCAGGAACAGGTGGTTGATCCTGCCGCTACAGAAACGGAATCTGCTGAAGAGAATCAGGTGGTATCTATTCCGGTTGATAAGAAAGGGAATAAGGTTTATCATAAAGTTCCTGTGGAAGTATCTTTGGGAGATATGCGTGCTTATGGTCTTGACGATGCGGAAACGGATGAGTTTGTGAACTCACAGAAGGTTGAGGCCGCTAAAAGGGTTGAGAAGCTTCAAAAGGGAAAACCGAAAGTGGGTACTAATCTTGAGAAGTACCAAATGGATAAGAAAGCATGGACCGATGAGATGGCGGATGCACAAGCACAGAATGACTATTGGACTGAAATGGAAGCTCAGATACAAGCTACCCGTGAACAGCCGGGAGATGTGGCAGCTGAGGAAATAAAATCTATGGGAGAACCTTTGAATGGTGGAGAATTGGCAGCTGTAATGCTTGGTAACGGGAAACTTCCTCTTTTATATGGTGATTATAAGCGTGAAACTGGTTTTAGTAATACAGATGCCCGTGGTATGTTTGGGATGTTTGCTTCCAAAGAAAATGGTGGTATGACTATTGAGCAAGCTGGAGAACAATTGATGCTTGCGGACTTGGAGAATGGTACTAACTTCTTTGATCAGAATGATCCGAATGCTGGACGTAATGCAATCATTGAGGTGTTGTCATCTGCTCGTACCAAGGGGGATTTAGTCAACTACATCAATAAAGGACGGGAGGCTATGGCTGAACGCGAACGCCAAGCGGAATACGAAGCGTATGAGCGTTGGTGTGATGAGTCTTTCCACATGTCACCTGAGGATTACGAGACATATGAAGAACAGATTATTCCTTCTGTTGGGGAACGTTATAAAGACTTTGATGCAGATGAATTTTATGGTAGATTTGTAGAAGAATTAAATAAAGAAGATAATGACACCGAAAGAAAAAACAGAGGAACTGCTGAAAGCGATGCAGTTCTGCAAGGAGAAGAAGTTGCTTCGTCCGGGCGAACTGGAACAGGCGAAGACGAAAGAGGAGATGTACAAGCTGGCTTGCAAGGCGGTATTGAGGATGGAACTACATCAGAAAACATATCCGGAAGAGACGTAGAAGAAGAGAAAACAATATTTGCGACTCCTGAACACGTAGAAGGTGAATCTATTTTTGAATATGCTGAACGTGTGAATGACGCACATATTTTGCATGAAGAAGAACAAAAGGTAGATACTAATCCTACGGAAGCACAGAAGGAAGCCGGAAATTACAAGAAGGGTCATATAAAGGTTGATGGATTCGATATTACTATTGAAAATCCAAAAGGTAGTGAGCGCAGCGGCTTAGATGCTGCCGGCAAGTCATGGAGCGTCAAGATGAATAACACTTATGGCTATATTCGGGGTACTGAAGGTGTGGATGGTGATCATATTGATATATTCCTCGGAGATACAGGTGATGGGGTGTATGTTGTGGACCAGGTTAAAGATGATGGTTCTTTCGACGAGCATAAGGTTATGTATGGATTCGACTCTATGGATGAGGCGAAAGAAGCGTATCTTTCCAATTATTCTCCAGGATGGAAAGGCCTTGGAAATATCACAGGCGTATCTAAGGAGATATTCGAAAAGTGGGTTAATTCTTCCCGTCGTAAAACGAAACCGTTTGCAGAGTATAAGAGTGTGAAGCCTGTCAATGTGGAAAAGGATGCGGGGCATATGAAAGCTCCGAATGGGAGACCTTCAAGGCTGGATGAAAGGCAATGGATTCAAGTAAGATCAGAGGCTTTTAAGGATTGGTTTGGTGACTGGGAACATGATCCGGAGAATGCTTCAAAAGTTTTGGATGAGAATGGGGAACCTTTGGTGGTTTATCATGGTACATCTACCGGTGGATTTACAATATTCAATACTTATGGTTCTAATTTCGGGTTATTTGGGCAAGGTTCTTACTTTACTAATGACCGTGAAGTCGCGGAATCTTATACGGATAAGGGCAAGGGTGACAAGAAGCAGGTGTATGGCGTATTCTTGAATATACGTCACCCGTTGGACATGAATAGCCATAATATTGCTGAAGGCTGGAAAGAAGCATTGCCAGATGATATTAGCGTGGAGATAGGTGAAGACTCTACGAATGAAAGTGTATATAAAAGTGTTTTAGAATCTTTTGAATATAATGAATATCCAAAAAACGAGGCGCAAGAGATATTGTATGATTTACCTGTATCATTAGGTTATGACGGCGTTACCCATATTGGTGGTGGCCGATATAATGATAAAGATGGTACTCGACATCGGGTTTGGATAGCCATGGAGCCAGTACAGATAAAATCGGCGACGGATAATAATGGCGAATTTTCCGGCGATAATGGTGACATTCGTTTTCGGTTTGAAGATGGAAATGAAAGTCGTTATGATGAGGCTATTCGTGTACAGAATGATTTCGCATCTCGTTATAATAGCGGGGATATACTTATTATCAAGGATGCTGATACGGCAGTGGAACAGGCTAAAGCGGTTGGTATTATTGATGATCGTTTTTTGAATGACATAAAAGAAATAGCTTCCGATGGGGAAACATCTGCGTTCTATTCTCCATTTTATGATAGAATACTTATATTTGCAGAGAATGGAAGTGGGGATTATGAGTCTTCATTATTTCATGAAAACTTCCATCGGGCAATTCGCAAGCTAGAACTATCAGAGGAAGATATAAATGGATTGTTTGCGCTTGTTTATCCAACGAAAAAAGCAAAGTTTGATAAAGCCTTAGAAGTTTATAAGCAACTTGGAGAAAGTGAGTTGGCAGCTAAGGAGGAATGTGTTGTCTACTCATTAGAGGTTGGGATATATCAAGGATTCGATAAATTCTTTGGCCCCATACAGAACAACGAGGTTGTAACTAAAATACTAGATTTTATTGGTTATGGAAAAGAAAATGAAAGAGGAAGAAGATTACTTCGACAAGAATTGGGAGCGGATGCTGAATTGCGGGACGATGAAGCTCCGCATAGCAATGAGGAAAAGAGCGGAAGCGGAAGGACTGACTCTGGAAGAATACGAGAAGAAGATGGAGCAGAATCTGAAAGAAAAAGAAACGAAGCAAGAGACGAAATAAGCTCTTCTGTAAAGTCTCTATCCAGTGATTTGAATACTCTTGTGCGTATTGTGCGGGATGTGAATGAACTGACGGATTCAGATAGTGATATGCTACAACATAAACAGGAATCTAAAGGGTGGTTTGACCCGAAGACTGGTGAAGTTGTGTTTGTGCTTCCGAATGCGAATAGTGTGGAAGATGCACAAGCTACTATACTTCATGAGGTAGTGGCTCACAAGGGACTTCGCGAAATGTTCGGGGAAGAGTTCGATGTGTTTTTGGATGATGTATACAGGGGGGGAAGCGAAGAAATACGAGATCGCATTAATCGTTTGGTTCATAAAAATAAGTTTGATATCCGAGTTGCTACGGAAGAGTATTTAGCTTCTCTTGCAGAGCGGGGATTTGAGGATGTTCATGAAAGGAGTGTTTGGGAGAAGATAAAGAAGTTTTTCTCTGATATGCTTATACGTGCGGGGATTAAATTGCCGAAGTCTTTACGAGATGAGGATTTGAGGTATATTCTATGGAAATCAATGAATCGTCTGAGAGATGGAGACGGCATTGTGGAGAAGGCGGATAGGATTGCGAAAGATCGTGAGGTGAGTGACCGGATATTTAGGTTCAGGGAAGAAGACACAGATGAGCGGGAGGAGAAAGAAATTGCGAAGAGAGAGTATGAGGATGCTTTAGATAAGACAAAGAATAGAATGTATCGATGGAAAGAGGCTTATCAAGACAGTATGCTTGCGCTGAAAAAACTACAGGATGCCATCGTTAAAGAATCGGGAGAGGTCTTAAAATATTTCGAGGATGCTTATATGGCGGAAAATCAAATGAGCAGCAAGAGTGCATTTGAAACAGAAGTGTATAAGGATAAGTTTCTTCGTCCGATGTTGGATGCTATCAAAGCGATTACGGATAAAAAGGTGAATCGTGATGAAGTCAATGCTTATGTGATGGCGAAACATGGACTTGAAAGAAATATTGTGTTTGCTAAACGGGATGCGGAACAAGCTGCTAACGATGAGTTTGATGAAAAGATCTCTGATGTCAACAGATTACTCGATAAGGGTGATATCAGCTATGATGAGTGGGAGGAAACGTTAGATGGATTGAATATTCAGAAGAAGGATTTCTATGAGGAGCAATATATGATGAACCGCATGAGGGATTATTCGGGACTTACACAACTTACTGAAGAAGAGGAAAACTATGAAGAGGCTGCAAAGGAGATTGTGGACCAATTCGAGGAGGCTCATGGAGAATTGTGTGATCAACTTTGGGAGAAGATTAATCTGGCGACAAAGAATACGCTAAAGAAGTCATACGAAAGCGGATTAATGACAAGGAGTACCTATGACAAGGTGAGAAATATGTTTGAGAATTATGTTCCGTTGCGTGGATGGGATGATAAAATAGCCAGTGATGTGTATGAGTATATGTTATCTGAGCGTTCCGCTTTTCAGGCTCCTGTAAAAGCTGCTTTAGGTAGGGAATCTCAGGCTGATGATCCGTTTGCTAATATTGGGAATATGGCTGAAAGTGGTATATTGCAGGGGAATAGGAATCTGATGAAGCAGAAGTTCCTCAATATGGTTCTGAACCATCCTACGTCTTTGACTACGGTGAAGACGATGTGGTATGAAAACGCCGGTTCCAGCGAAAATCCTAAATGGGTACAGTCTATTCCAGATATTTCTGTTGATGCTACAGCGGATGAAATAGGTAATGCTATTGAAGCTCATGAATCGAGAATGAATGAGTTGAGAAAGAATGGGATGGCTACCAAATCTATCAATGGGATAAAGCTTGACTATCGTGCTTCTACACGTGAGAAGAATGAACATACAGTAGTTGTGAAAAGCGGAGGAAAAGAGTATGTGATTTATATTAATGGTAATCCGAGAGCTTCCCAAGCTATTAACGGATTGACTAATCCAGACGCATCGGATCATAAAATGATGCAACTTATTGGAAGATTGAACAGACAACTGGCCGCTAACTTTACTACTAGGAATCCAGCTTTTGTATTGAGTAATATGAGTAGGGATGTTATCTTCTCTACATCTGCTATCTGGGTAAAGGAGGATTGGAAGTATGCTAAACGTTTCGATAAGAATATAGTAAAGAATATTGGTGCTATTGCCGGACTCATGGCACGGTATAAATCAGGCAGACTAGACATGCGTAATTCTAGAGACAGGCATTTCCTTGAATTTTTGGAAAATGGCGGAGAAACCGGATATACTGCATTGCATAATGTGAATGAGTACAAGAAGATGATGGATCGACATGTGAAGAAGTCGAATGGAACGTTGGGGAGCGTATCTTCCGGTATGCATGCTATTGTTGATGCTGTTAGCTTTATGAATCGTTGCGCTGAGAATGTGAGTCGATTTACGACTTATCAGACTAGCCGAGAAATGGGGAGAGGTATCTCTGAATCTATCAAGGATGCTAAAGAGGTTACAGTGAATTTTAATAAGAAAGGGGCGGGTGGACTTGGAGCCGGAACATTTAAGAGTTTATTCTTATTTTTCAATGCAGCAGTACAGTCGTTGAATAACTTCAAGGAGCTTCACGGGAGGAGTAAATCTAAATTCTATACTTCCATTGGAGGATTTGCAGCAGCCGGTATATTGATGCCTATGATTAATAATGCTATTATCGGAATGCTGATAGGTGATGGTGATGATGACATGACTGATGAAGAACGAGCGGAATGGATAAGAAAAAGGGATGCTTATGATAATCTTCCTGAATGGGTCAGACGAAGTAACTTTTGTATTTGGACAGGGGGTGAGCGCTTTATAACTATTCCCTTACCCATTGAATTGAGGGCATTTTATGGATTGGGGGAAATGTGGTATCAGATGGGAAAAGGCAATATGAACGGGATTGACGGGAAAGTAGATGTAAAAAAAGCCTCTGTTGATATGGTGAACCAACTAACAGAGTTACTTCCTATTAATCCGCTGGGTGGCAATGGTGACGCACTTAGTGTAATTGTTCCTGATGCTGGGAAACCTTTGTACCAGGTATTTGCAAACAGGGATTTCTTTGGTAAGCCAATCTATAAGAAAGGGGACTATAATGAGTTGATGCCAGCGTGGACAAAGGCTTATAGCGGAACTGCAAAATGGATGGTAAACAGTGCGGAGTTTATCAATGAGGTATCAGGTGGAGATAAGTATAGGCAGGGGAATGTTGATTTGAATCCAGCTGCAATTGAACATCTTTTCGAAGGGTATTTAGGTGGTATGGGGAAAACGGCTAATCAGTTGTATAAGACTATATCAATGATATGGGATGAAGATGAAAGGATGTGGCGTAATGTTCCGGTAGCTAACAGATTCGTGTCTGGTAGTGATAATAAAATAGAGTTTAGGAAGGTGAATGAGGTTTATTATCAATGTATGGATGAACTGAAGGAGACGGAACAGCGTTTGAGGGGTTATGAGAATGAAGCGGAGATGGGTATTGAGGAGTATGCTGAGAAGTATGATTTTCTTAATGATTCTAAGGAGTATGAACGATATCAGGTGATGAAGGAATATAAGTCGGTGATAGATGACATGCGAAAGGCTATTAAGGAGTCCGATCCGGAGGAGAAGAAAGAAATTGAGATGGAGATTAATCTGATGAAGATAGAGATGATAGATGAGCTAAAGGATATAAGATAGCTGGAATGAGGGGTGCCATTGATAGTGGTGCTCCTCATGATTAATGGATAGAATGTGCTTCTGTCAGGTTCTGTTTTCCTTTGCCGAAAATATGATGTCATGGCGAAAAGAAGATTGATACCCAAGTCGAGGATTACGGATAATGTAGAACTGGACAGTGTGAAAAGAGAGAGTAGCAGGGATTTAGGAAATAATTTTGATGTGTTGCTTCAGGCGCAACATTGCTGGGATGGGTTGAGACCTTATCGTGAGGAACGTTCCAGAAATAAAAGATATACTTACGGGGACCAATGGAGTGATATGGTGGAAGATGGGAACGGGAAGATGATAACGGAGGAAAAGTATATCATGGAACAGGGGAGTATTCCTTTGAAAAATAATCTGATAAGGAGGCTGGTTCGTACGGTAATGGGAGTGTATAGAGGGCAAAGTAAGGAGCCTACTTGTACGGCTAATGACAGGGATGAACAGAAGCTGGGGGAGACAATGAGTATTGCCCTGCAATGTAATTGGAAAGCAAACCGCATGCAGGAGGTGAATGGGAGAATCTTTGAGGAGTTTCTTATCAGCGGCGGAGCTTTTGAGAAGGAGACGTATGACTGGAGGAATGACAAGATGGACTGCTGGAGTGATATGGTCAGTCCGAATCATATTTTCTTTGATGGGGTGATGAGGGATGTGCGGCATTGGGATGTGTCTCTTATCGGTGAGATTCATGATTTGACTTTTGAACGGTTGTGCGTGTCTTTTGCCAGGTCTCCGGAGGATTATAAGAGGTTTCGGGAAATATATAATTTGGCTGCTGATAGGAAATTTCTGTCGGAGTATGCGGATCGGTTAGCTAAGAGCAGATTGGAAAATATTGATTTTCTGTCTCCATATGATACAAACCTGTGTCGGGTGATAGAGGTGTGGAGGAAAGAACAGAAACCGAGATATAGGTGCCATGACTATTTGAATGGCGATTATTATAAGGATGAGGTGGAGAATCTTTCCAATATAGAGGCCGAGAACCAGGCGAGAATAGAGGAGGGTATAGCTGCTGGTATGGATCAGGATGATATCCCGTTGATTGAGTATGACTGGTTTATGGATGATTATTGGTATTATCGTTTTCTGACTCCTTTTGGGCAATGTCTGATGGAGGGGGAGACTCCTTATAAACATAGAAGTCATCCATACACGATCAAATTGTATCCTTTCATTGATGGGGAGATTCATAGTTTTGTGAGTGATGTTATTGATCAGCAGAGATATGTGAATAGATTGATTACGCTGAATGACTTTATAATCAGAGCCAGTGCCAAGGGAGCACTGCTGATTCCGGAGGAATGTATACCTGAGAATATGACTGTGGAGGATTTTGCTGATGAGTGGGCACGTTTTAATGGGGTGATTGTTTATACTTCGGGGAAGACGGATAAGGTTCCTACACAGGTTGCGAATAAGAGTACGAATATTGGGATTTCGGAAATGTTGCAGATGCAGATGAACTTGATGGAGGATGTGACGGGGGTGACCGGAGCACTTCAGGGAAAACCCGGATATTCGGGTATGAGTGCTTCGTTATATAATCAACAGCAGCAGAACTCTTCTTCTTCTTTGCTTGATTTGCTAGAGTCGTTTTCTAGCTTTATTATTGAGTCGAGTATAAAGAAGGTGAAGAACATTCAGCAATTTTATGATAGTAAACGGGTGCTCAATATTGTGGGACAGAATGCGAATGGTGTTTCGGAGTATGATCCTGAGAAGATAAATGATGTTGAGTTTGACCTTTCTATCGTAGAGAGCGCTAATACTCCTGTTTATCGGATGGTTGCCAATGATTTCCTGATGGAAATATGGAAGGCGGGACAAATCAGTGTAGAACAATTGCTTGAAAATGGGAATTTTCCTTTTGCAGACAGATTGTTACAAAGTATAAAGAGCCAGCGGGAGGAGATAGAGAATGGGAAGGTTCCGCAAGGAATTTCACCGGAACTTCAACAACAGGTAGCTCAGAACGCTAATCCACAGGCTGTGCAACAGTTGCAGGCTGCAATGAAATAGGATAATGGGTAGCTGGTGAGGCTACCCGTTTTGTTTTATCTGACTGCCATCTTGTACTGGACGGCTAGTATTTTGAACTTTAATTTTAAACGGGTGAGAAGTGGTAGCCGATACTTGTTCTTTCGTTGGAGCCTAGATTCTTTCATGTATTTGTGGAACATGATGCGTTTGGATTCCTGAATGCCGGGAGTTATGGATTCTGTTTCGATCGTAAGGAAAGATGCATTGTCTTTGTATTCGCAAAATGAGGGGTGATCATTTTGTTTCTTTACACTGACAGAGTACGGTGTGAAATAGAAACTTTCACGTTTTAGATCTGCTACTTTGGCATGGTATGACATCCGTCCGGTATTTTTCAGCTTTTTGAATGATGGGCGGTGCATAATTATTAGCTTGTCTTTTTCGTCTGGCATAACGAAGTAGCGTTTTCCGTTTTGGGAATGCGCTTTGTCTGCCATACGGATGGCAAACTTCAATTTTAATTCGTCCACGTTGTAGTGGATGTAATTTACTAATGTTTTGATCATACTGTTATGTTTTTATAAAGTAGCCGCAGATACGATTTTTCTTTTGGCTGCTTTGGGTTTATTTTCTATTATTTTGGGTATCGGCATATTGTTGGAGATGTGAAGAGCGATGGCCCGTGTCATCAGCTTATCATCATGTTTGCCGTCTATTGCTCCGAAGGCTCCGTTCTTTTTCTTTTCGTAACAGAGGTATTCGTCGATGGTATCATTGTCTCTTTCTATATAAAGTTGTTCTTCAATGTATTTCACTAAGTTGTCTATAATCAGAGGTTTGGTCAGACGATTCGTTTGGAATCCCCACATGGTGGGACGTCCTTCCTTGATGGATTGCTCAGAGGCTTCACGCTTGTACATGTTGGAGTATACTTCTCCTATCTGATTAAGGATATATTCGGTGTGATCTCCGTCGGTGTCCTGATCTTTCTCGTAGGTATTGCTTTCGACTACCAGAAGTGCACGGTTGTATAACTCGGCAATTTGTGCCATTTTCCATGCTAGCAGGTCGTGACGTATGTGCCCACTCCATTCGGCTACTATGACGGGTTTGTCACCGTACATCAACCAGAATCTGTCTAATACGGTTATGACGGAGAAGTCGGCAGCGTCGGAACGTCCTCCGACATCGACTACTACCAGATATCTGTTGCTGACGTTTATTTCTTTGTCGGGAAGTTCCCATACTTTGAATAATCCTTGGTTATCTTGCACAAATCTTGTTCCTGACAGTGCTTTTTTCCCTTCTGTAGCATCTCCCCTGACTTCGCCTTTGAAACGTGGGTCACGGCAGTATTTTCGTAATTCTTCTACGGAATATTGGTCGAATACTTTTTTCCCGGAGTGTTTGAATGCCTCAATGTCATCGGACGGAAATTCTGCTGCCATGTCTGAATGGGAATTGTAAGATTTTCGTTTGGTGACATACCAATTGATGGCTTCAAGTGTGGCTCCCATCTTCCAGAGTTTCCATAGGTAACGTCCGCTTTCGGAACGGGATGTTTCTTCTGTATTCTCTCTTCCATCTATGATGAAGTTTGCAAACTCTTCTTTATCCCGTTCGGACTTAAATGGCTTGGAGTACATGTCGATTTCAAACCATGAGACAAATATCGGTGTTCGATCTGATTTTTTGTCTTTGGCTGCTAACCATTCGGTATGGAAAAAGTTTCCGGTCCCGTTGGCTGTTGATTCTATAACGTCCATTGTCAGAGGTTCAAGAAGGATGGAAGATGATACAGACCGGATGATGTCTTCCGGTGTTTTTCCGTCAGTGGCTTTCCAAAGTCCTACTTCGGACATGTGTGCCAGGGATATGTCTCCTCCGCGGATAGAATCGGGACGTTCGGCTGTTCCTATACATATAACGGAATCTCGGGCTACTTCTCCTTTTTGGGAAATAATGGTGTCATTGTGAGAACCTTCGTAGGGCGTTAATTCTAATTTTCGGGAGGAATCCAGTTCAAGCAATTCAGGTGGATACTCTTTCAGCATCTTGGAATACATGGCTCGTATTTTGCGTGAAGTTCCGGCATCCTGCGCTACGATGGCGGAATAGAATCCTTCTTTGTGAACAAGTTGAATCCATGCCATATATATCTGAACTAATGTTGATCCTCCCCATTGGCGGGCTTTAAGAAGTATGATGCGAATGGGAACTCCGGCCAGTCTCATTTGCTCAAGTACCAGCAGCAGTTTTCGTTGGGGGCGGTTGAGCTTGAATGGTATGTTTTTTCCCCCTAATTTATTTTTTATTTTGACATAGGAATATGCCCAAAACGGGAAGTCGTGCTTTATTCTTAATAATACGAATTGTTTTATCAGATTCTCCCGTTCCTGTTCCATTTCATTATCGGGGACGTTGATGGACTTTAGAAACTTGAATATGGAGCCGTATTTGGAAAGTTCAATCACGAGTTTTTTGTTGCTCATTGATTTAGGGATGTATTGGACGGGAAGAGCATAATCAGCTAGTCTTAGGGGAACGCGTTCTAATGGTGCTCCTTCTCCAGTCAACGGATTGAATGTGCTATTGATTGCGTTCAGCCTCTTTTTATCCTCTTTTATGATGTCAGCAATAGTCATTCTTAAAGCGTTTTATATTTCGATAGATGACTGATGATATAAATCCCATGATAAAGCATACTAAATGGGTGAGCCCTGATATATGCGGAACGAAGAATCCGGTAGCAAGTATTATAATTGTATATATGATATTAGTTTTGGTGGGAATTGCTGATAGGTTGATGCCTATAATGGAAAATATGGCTCCTGATATTCCTATGATGGGAATAGGGGATGATATGATGAAAGATGCTGCTACGGTGATGAGATATACCGGAATGATGATTTTCGGTGAGAAACGTTTTTTATCCAAACAAAACCATAGAGCGTATGAATTGCATAGGAGATGTATGATGTTTCCATGAAAAAACAGGTATGTGAAATGTGTCCACCAAGGAGAAGTGGATGAGATCCCATATGACTCATACGGGATTCTCAAGAAAAATATTATCGTAAGAACGGCAATAATTGTAATCTTCGTTTGCACCATTTTGATTTTATCTGACTGATTATTACTTTTGCTGATCCAGATGTCATATAGAAGCATGGGGCTTCCTGAGAAACTATTATTTCTACCAGCCGGAATAGTCGTATGTTCGGATTTTCCTCTCTCATTTTCATGACGCGGATATATATTTCTTCGAACATTTTCCTTTTATTGTCGCTCATATAGTCTATTTTGTTCCCTTTCATCATGTAGGATACTACTTTTGATGCTTGCTCTTCGGAAACCCAGAAACGCTTGGATTTACTATTTACAATGCGTTGGTAGACTTCATCCATGCTTTCATCTGCTGGTGAGTTCATGACGCATTCTCTAAATACACATAGCAAATCTGCATTGCGTTCGTCCCTATATTCGAAAAATCGTCCTTTCTTTCCTCTTTTTCCCATAAAGGCTATAAAAAATGAGTTACTATCATGCTGACTGATACAAAGTTAATGAGAATGAACAGATACTCGTTAATATGTAGAAAAACATATTAAAGGATGGATTGTACATTTGTTCGCAGTAAGAATGACGTAAAAACAATATGAATATGGAAGATACGGAAGAACAGGTAGTTAAGAGCGGAAAACAGCGTTTTATTGAGCGGATGAAAGCAAAGAAGCCGGATTTGAATTATGATGACGAGGAGGCTTTGTATGGTTCAATCAACGACGATTATGACGCTTACGACGGTGAATTGAAGGGGTATAAAGAGAATGAAGAAAAGTTGTTGGGAGCTTTTAATAAAGATCCGAGAATAGCTAGTTTGTTCTTGGCCATGACGAAGGGGGAAAATCCGCTTTTATATTTGATTGATAATTTTGGGCAGGATGAAATCAGAGCTGCTTTGGATGATCCGGAGATGAAGGAAAAGATTGTGGAAAAACAGAATGCTTATCTTGAAAGACAGTCGAAAAACAGCCAGTTGGAAGAGGCGGCGAAACAGAATATAACAATCTCGCTGGATGCACTGGAAGAAGCGAAAAATGAATTGGGATGCAGTGATGAAGATGCGGATAAAGCATTTGAAATGTTTGCTCAGATTCAGGAGGATGCTATCGTGGATAAGGTAACTAAAGATACATGGTTAATGTTGCTGAAGGGATTGAATCATGACATGGATATTGAGAATGCTGCGCACGAGGCTGAAATAAGAGGAAGAAACGCAAAAATTGACAAGGAGAAGAAAAAGAATACAATCCCGGATGGTATTCCTCCTCAATTGGGAGGACAGGGAGCCTTAGGTAATAAGGCCGGCAAGAAGCCTGTAATTGAGGGAGCATTGGCTAAATATTCGGATGATGACTCCGATGATATCTGGAGCAGAGGGAAAAAATCATAATTATTAATTTAATATTAACATCAAAATGAAAAGAAGTTTTTTATTCAAAGTGACAGGAGCTATGCTCCTTATGCTCGTGGCATTTCTTACGGGAGCTTCGGGTAGCGTTTTATTTGCTGAAGGAGCAGTGGACTTGCCGGATGCTGGTAAGACTATTCCGGGGGCCGCTACAATCACAGATGGGAAAGAGGCTGTGGATGAGCTTTACACTCAGGAGATTGACAAACGAATTACGAAGATCAGACCTATGGCTACCCCGATTGACCAGATTACCCGTCATGCGAAGGCTATGAGTACCAAGAGTATGGAGGTGAAATATTATACTGTGGGTACACGTCCGATTAAGGGGAAACTGACTGCTGCTTTTACTGCTCAGACTACCGGTAATACGGCTGAGCTTGTGGTGAATGATCCTGATATGTTCAGCGAAGCTGACACAATACGTGTAATTGGTGTAATGGGATATAAAGATGATGGTGCAACGCAGGATACAAAAGAGCTAGTACTTTGTGTTTCGGGAGCAGCTGCATCAGGAAATCCTTTAGTATATGCGGTAAACGGTAAGAAAGACGGTAACGGGAATAACATATGGATTCCTGCTATTGAGAATGGTACTGTTATTATACGTATGGGAAAGGCTTGTGCTGAACTTGACGCACAGACGAGTTCTTTTAGCAATATTCCTACTCCTGAGGTACAGTATTGCCAAAATTTCATGACGCAGGTAGAACAGTCTACTCTTGATAAGCTGCAGAGCAAGGAGGTTGAATGGAATTTCAGTGACCTGGAAGAGGATTCTATCTTTGATATGAGAATGGGAATGGAGAATACTTTCTTGTTTGGCGTGAGAGGTAAAGCGAAACATCCGGTGAAGAAGCAGAGTGTGTGGTTTACCGGTGGTATCTGGTGGATGGCCGGTAAGGATATTATTGTGGGGGACTGGAACGATGCTACAAGTGAGGCTGAAATTACTGATAATGAATTGGTGGATATCACGAAGGATTTGTTTACAGGTGTAGGTGTAGGTAATAAGCGTAAGATTTTATTTGCGGGTAGTGATATGCTTGCGGCATTTTCAAAAATTAAGTCGGATAAGTTCCGATTGAAGGAGAGTGTTGAGAACTGGAGTTTGAAGTTTAAGAGCTTTGATACTGATTTTGGGGAGATTTTGGTTATTCATCATGAACTGTTCGATCAGAATGGCATGAGTGACTGTGGCTTGGTGCTGGATCCTCAATTTTTGACTAAGCGTACTTTTGTGAGCTGGAGTAGAAATATTCTGGACTTGAAATCTTCGGGAGTCAGAAATACAGATGCGATTGTATTGCAGGAAATTAGCTGTGTTTATCTGAGATATGCGAAAGCTCATGCTCGTTTGAAGTTGGCTAAAGCTGCGTAAATAATAAATAAACAGGGTGTATAACTGGGGAGCGGAGTAATCCCGCTCCCTTTTTTAATTCATACGGATATGATAAAAGTGTATAAATGTGTGTCTGAAATTTCTTTTAATCTAAAAATTAACGGGAATAAAAGAAGAATCATTTTTGAACCGATGAGCGGGGGGAAAAGTCAATATCGTACAAGTGAACGTGCTGTGCAGGAGGGTATTGAGAAACTGGATCAGTTTGGAAGTATTATCCATGTGACGGAAAAAATAAAAGAGGAATGTGACGGCGTGGAAGATGATGGCCCGGTAGAAGATGGAGCTGAGGAGTCATTAGGCGAGAATAATGATCTTAAGGATGACAATGGGGAAGAGGTTACCAATAGTACTGGAAAAGATATCCAAGAGAATATTTCTTCTTTTGCGGAGGCTAAAGAGTATCTGCTAACGAAGGGATGTGATAAGACTATTCGGAGTAAGGAGAATATATTGATTTACGGACAAGAACTGGGTATTGAATTTCCTAATTTGAAATAGTATGAATTATAGCGTTCAAGATGTAATAAAGGATGTCCGAAAGACATTGGATGAAAATGAAGTTAATACTTTTTTTATTGATGATGTCTATACTCTTTCTATGGACGCTATTATTGAACAGAAAATTTTGGATGCGGCAAGGAGCGTAGCAGAAGTTTCTCCTTCCAGATTATTAGATGGTGGAGTTCCTTTTGCTACTACTCTTAATTGGGAAAGTGGTTCGAAGGGGAAAGGGATGGGTTATACGCCTCTTCCTGACGATTTTATGAGATTGGTAATTTTCCAAATGAGCGATTGGAGAAGACCTGTTGTGACTCCTATTGAAGATACGGACTCAGTTTATTTTTTGCAGAAATCAAAATTTCCTGGAATAAGAGGTGGTATAGACAAACCGATTTGTGCTATAACGACTTATCCGACCGGAAAAGTGTTTGAGTTTTATTCTTGTATTGGTGGAGAATCAGTGTCTGTTAAGGTGGCTAAGTATTTGCCTTTCCCTTCTATAAAAAACGATTCAATAGATATATGTGAACATATATACACGCCTATAATTTATTATGCTGCCGGACTTGTGTGCCAGACTTATAAAGAAAAAGAACAAGGGGATTTATTGTTTTCAATAGCTAAAGACTTCTTAAGATGAAGGACGTGCATAATTTGGGAGTATTCGGTACTTTGGAGAAGGTATGGGATTCGTATCCTTATGGAGGATGTCCTGGGGATTATGTTACTATAGGAGGGGAAATCGTATTTTGGAATGACGAACGTAGGGTATGGGGGGAGTTCGGGGATGATATCTCATCAGATAAGGAGCAACTCGTAGAGGGTAATCTGACGGTTGACAAGAATCTTACTGTAGGAGGGCACACTAAGGGGGATACTGCTGAGTTTAATAAGATAGTGGTTGACGAACTTGAGATGGATAATCCTCCGTTTTCATTGAAAGGACATAACCATGACGGGATTTATGCTTTTTACAAGCATAAACATACTATGGAAGATATATCGGACTTTAATGGATCCGGGGGAGGAAGCGGATCGGGAAGCTCTGAATCTTCCGGTAATTGTAAACTCTCTAAAGCTATTAAAGTTACTGCACAACAAACCGGATATCTTAAAACTGGTGATATTCTATCGGAAGGAATGTCTTTTGAGGACATCTTTATTTCAATGTTATCTAAAAAAGAATCAGCTTTATTAATAGGAAAATTGTCTACTTCTAACGATTTGGAGTTTGGGACTGGAAAGGGAGAAATAGCTTATACTGTAATACTAAATGGGCAAGGGGTAGTAAAGAACGCTTTTTTCGATAATGTGAATGTGAATAAACTGAATTTTTCAGAAGTAAACTCCGGACAGCAAACAGCTGTACGACGATTAAACGGATATTATACTATAGGGGAAAGTTATAAGGCTACTGTAGTGTTAAATAAAAGTGCGGATGGTTCATTGGGAGAGTTAACACTTAATAATACTATCAGCGTGAATGTCAAACGTAAATGGTTCGCCGGTGTATGTAGCTCTATTCCTACCACATCATCCGAAGTACGGGCATTGGGCAGTAATGGTCTTTATAACGGTCCTGGTACATATAAATTCGAAGCCTCTAATTGGAAAATAATTGCTATATGCATCCCTGAAGGGAATATTTCATCTTTGGAGTTTGCCGAATATCCAGGCAATCTTATTAAGGATGTAGAAATGGTAAGCGGTCCCAGTAAAATAAGTGTGGAAGGAGCTAACGGTTCTGCTGCTACGGATTACAACATGTGGATTGTGAAGACAGCAATCGTGAATGAGACAACGAATCATGCAACTTTAAAGATATCGTAAATGGCAGGTGTAGTAAAAAAAGGAACCCCATTCGGGACAACGTACAAGAGAACATCATCCCGTCCGTTGGATTCTTCAGAAATACCGGATTCTCTGGAGCAAGCGCGTATATATGCGAAGAATGCAAACTGTGAAGACGTCCCATATCCCGGTCAGGTCATAACGGTAAACGGAAAAGCATATATACTCAAAATAGATCCCGACATGCCGGATGATAGTGAGAAAGGTTTTTTCCATTGCACGCTTGATCCACTTGGTGGTAATACGGACAATGACGACCGCTATGTCCGTAGGGATGTGGCCGAAACAATCGAAAAGCTGATGACCTTTATCGAAGGTATCAATGTGAAAGGTACAGCTACATTGGCTGAAATCACCTTGCTTAAAAACATTGTTTCAAAAAACTTTGCGGCCGGCAGTACCGGTTTCGGTATTACGCAGGACTCTGATGGGAATTATCATCTTGACATAGATTTTGTTGACATACGGAAAAAGTTAAATGTTAACGAGATACAAGTACAGCAATCCACCTATATAGGAGGAAAACAATACAACACTAATGGCGGAATTATCTGTAACAAAGTTGAAGATAAGGGAGATGCTTACAGATGTTATTTTAAAACGACCGATGCTGAAGGACGTACTGTCAGAAATACCTTCGCAATTGGTGACTTTGCCATCAGCGAGACCTTTGCTCTGAAGACCGGAACAACATTTTATTGGCGTTATGTGAGCGGATGCGGTGATGATTATATAGAACTCTCCAAAACGAATTGCGCATCCGGTAGTGATGTGCCTTCTGTGGGTGATAATATCGTCCAACTTGGTAACGAAACAGATCCGGCACGTCAAGGCGCAATCGTCTGGGACAGCGTAACGGCCGGCGGTCCCTACATTCGTATATATAAAGGTATCAACTCCTATACAATGCCGGAACCGCTTATTGACCTGAACACTGTACTGAGCGAAATATCCGCTAAGTTCATCAACCAGGCCACAGGGAAAGATGTGGATGAAACCATTAATGACCTGCAGGCGGACATGGACCTTGTCAAAGAACAGACGGATAAAGAGTACACTCTGTGGTTCTTTGACTACGATCCCACGCTGGAGAACCTGCCGGCGAGTGATTGGACTACTGACGAACTTAAAACCATGCATGAGCAGGACATGTTCTATAACCGTCTGTCGGGACATGGATACAGATTCGAAAAGGATGGCAGTTCATGGAGCTGGAATGACATAACGGACCATCTGACTTTGAAAGCGCTGGAAGACGCATCCAAAGCTCAGGATACCGCTGACGGGAAAAGACGTGTATTTGTATCCCAGCCAAAGGATTCCGATGCTTATGATATCGGTGATATGTGGGCGAATGCGACCTATTCCGGCGAAGGCATCTCTTATAAGAATGACTCTCTCGTCTGCATCACTGCAAAGGCGGCAGGAACAGCATTTTCTATAAAACACTGGCAACCTAGCTCAACGGCTACTACCGCCTATCTTGAAAATCTCGGTGACCGGATACTCGCGGCTGTGACAGATTCCGAAGAAGGTATCGAAGCGGCAAAAAGACTGGCCAATCAAGGTATCAGCGATGCGTATGACGCTGCTCAGGACGCACTAAACGCTTTGGGAATTGCAAAAGATGCACAGGAAACGGCAGATAAAAACACGGCTGTTATCCAGGTGACGAAGGATTCTATTGCCGCTCTTGTAGAAGGAATCCATTTTGATAATTCCGGTAATATCACAAACATTAATACGAGCGGATTGGTAACTACCGATGATTTCAATGTACTGTTATCTAAAAAGATAACCTTTGACGCGGAAGGTCATGTAAGTAATATCAGCACATCCGGTCTTGTTACAGAGGCAAACTTCACACATTTGTTTTCCGAGCAGGCTGCCGCAGACGGGTATGTAAAGAAGGCGTACATTGACCTGTTTGTAACTGAGAATGAAAACGGAACGTTCCAGTCTAACGCAATCGTGAGTGCGGATAAGATAGATTTCAAAGGTGGTGCCATAAAAATAGCCGCTGATAATATCGATTTTGAAGGTGCTGACTTTAAAATAAATGCCGATAATATCAACTTTGAAGGCGCTGACTTCAAAGTGGGTGCAAATAACATTTCCTTGGAAGGCTATGTAACCGACAACAATGGATTCAGTATCAATAACGGGTATATGATTACTACCGGAGGAAAGATCGGAGGATTCGAAATAGACAGAACCGGTTTATCTAATTATGATAACAGCGATGCGTTTATTTGCATTGAAACACAAAAGACACGAATATCAATGGGTAAAACTTATACTGCGACAAGGAAGGCGGTACTTGGCAATGGTCTGCCTGGCATTGCCGGATTTGAAACGGCTTCTATGTTTCAGGCGTCAGGTAGCGATGAAAATATAGCTGTTAAGATTAATGCGTTTGGGAGTACTCAATTTGATCAGACAAAAGGCGGAAGAGCTAATTATGCAATAGCCGCTGCTGGAGGATGCTTATGGAAGCTGTCATCGTCTGATGATATCTGGTGCATGCCCGGTGTCCTGGGGTGTTTCGAAATTTCTACCACAAGAAATGGAAATGATGTAACCTATGGTATAAATAAAAGATGGGGTAATGGGATCAATATAACAGGCATCAGCCTTAACAGCTCGAGGGAATACTGGTTTACGCATGACTTAGGCCACACCAATTATTACCCGTTAGTGCTTCCTACCGGACAAAGAGAAAGCGAAAGTTGGCAAGGTTGTTTCCCCAGCTATAATAGTCTTGGCACAAACTCTTTTAACGTCATTTTTTGGGATCCGGGTAATAATAAATGTTATCCCAGATTCTTTACACTGATAATATTTGGAACTCCTAAATAATAAACAAAAATAATATGAAAATCAATTTTAAGAAAATCGAGGCGCAGACCTCATTCGAAGGCGAAATACAAACTTTCGATGTCGCAAAAGTAGTAGGTAACGAAATGATGTATAACGGCAATCTCCTGCTCGATATCGGATTTGAAGACCTTGCTAAAGCGATCTACTACTCAAATGAAGAAGTCGAAATACCAGCTAATTACCGCAAGGCATTTGAAACTATAATCAGAAATTCAAGGCTTATTGCTGCTGTAAAAAGAGAAATAATCAACCAGTTGAACAAGTAGTATGGGGTATATCAAGTTTGTTTTAAGTGTGCGCAAGACGGATGACAATGGCAATACCACCCGTACCGTGATCAGCCGTGTTGAAAGCGACATGGCGGATACCGGTATGCTTGAAACAAACCTGATCATGCACGCGCTTTCAGCACGCGGAAAAATAGAAATCAAGGAGGAAGGCTTCCCGTATGCCTTCCCGTTAATATTTGGAGAATAGTTTTATGGCACTGAATGTAGAACATAAGGAAGAAAATGAAGGCAAGAATTCCCGCGGACGTTTGTCGGCTGAGGAATTCAATAACCTGATCGATACCGTCAAGGAATTGGAGAAGGACGCAAATACTCCTTCTTCAATAGGAGAATTAAAGAATGTCTCCCCTGAATCCGATACGGCAGAAGACGGTTCCGTATTACTGTACGGCAATAATGGATGGTCTCCTGCTGCCGGAGTGTTTATTCCCACCGGAGTTGCGGAGGACGGATCTATTATAACCACCTTTGAAGACTTAATGAACTATATTTCCTCACATGGCGGTGGCGGTGGAGAAACAGGGATACAAAGAAACCTGCGTATAATCAATAACCTGGACAGTAAAAGCCTGTCAGCCAGCAAAGGGGAACCTTGCTATTTGAATTTTACTTTCATCAGCCAGGAAAGATACAGCACCAATGAACCTTATGAAGATACCGGAGAGCGTGGGTTCTGTCAAATCTCTGTTAAAAACAGCAACAGCGCCGAGTATCTTGTCGTCAAACAGCTGTATATCAGTTCCGGTTCTCCTTTCAGTATTGACGTTGCGGAGTTTCTGGCGTCCGGAGCAAACAATGTAATGATCAAAGTAACGGGAGAAGTGACGGAAGTGACGGCTCCGGCATTTGTATACACGGTACAGCTTACTTCATTGTCCATCAGTGCGGACAACTTTAAATGGTGGACAGCTTACACCGGTGCCATTACGCTTCCTCTGAATATCAGCGGTAATATTTCAAAAACATTGTATGTGACTGTTACCGGGAAGGATTATAATGAATCCTACCAGATTCAGATCGGTACAGGCGTATATACGGAAACCGCCTACAATTACTCTGTAATCCACCCGGGCGTGACAGGCGTATTCAATATATCTGCTTATGTCTCGAACTCGGACGGGACGGTCAAGACAAGAACGATATCGTTCAATGTCATTTGCGCGGTAGCCGGCGAACAAAGGAAGCTGGTAGCCGTCAACAACATCCTCGGCAGGGCGACCAACTGGAGTGAGAACTCATTGTTCGATTACGCGATGTACGATGGCGACAATGTCATTACCTCCGCTAAATTCACCATCAAAAAAGATGGTGAGGATGTCTTTACTTCCGAAGAAGCCAGTATCGCATGTTCCGCCAGACATACATTCTCATTCCCGATGGAGATTGAGACAATGGATAATACGGAATTTGAAATAACGGCCCATATCCTCGATGTCGATATGGAGCTGACATCCCCAATCACCTATCAGGTAAACAACTCCCTGGGATATTCGGCCGTGTCGGGCGCCGTATTCTATATGAATCCCAAGACCCGCTCCAACCGGCAGGGGAATCGTCAGGAAATCATAAATGAAATGGACGGTTCCGTCATCCCGGGCAGCTGGGAGAATATGAACTGGGGCAATGACGGCTGGCAATCGGACGAAGACGGGAACAAGGTACTCCGGCTTATGGCCGGCTCATCGCTGCGCATGGGATATTCCCCTTTTAAAAATGAATGCGCCCGCACCGGGAAGACTCTCGAACTTGACTATAAGGTTGATAACGTGACGGATTATTCCGAACCGGTTATCACCATATCGTCCCCGTCCGGTGGTTCGTTTGTCGGATTGAACATCTATGCGGATGACATTATCATGCACTCCCAGTCACTTAAAAACGATGATGTACAAAGTTTGCATACGTTCGAGGGAAAACGCACAAGACTCACGCTGACCATTTTGCCGGACGCCTATGGCAACAGCGGATTCAACCTTTGCATACTGTATGTCAACGGTGTCAAGAACAGGGAATTCACCTACGAGAGCAATGATTATTTCGCCCATAACGGGATGATCGTGATAGGTTCCGGATATGCGGACGCGGACATATACGGAATACGGGAATATAACCGGGGACTGACCTCACAGGGAGTCCTGCGTAATTACATCAACTGGCTGAACACCACAGATTCCAAGGCAATTGTGACAGAGAATAATGACATCCTGGACCTGCACGGTTCGGATATCGATTTTGAAAATACGAAGGACCAGTTTAACGTAATGACATTCGACAATACAATTCCTTACATGGCGGATCAATCAACTCGTACCGGCATGTTGGAAGTGTTCTTTTATGACCATCCGGAATGGAATGTTTCAATCAGCAACGTGACCGCCAAGGGGCAGGGTACGTCATCCATGAAATACTGGATCTGGAATACCCGTTACCAGCTTGACAAGAAACTCTCCGTCATTCGTTACGCCGACGGCTCGGACTCCACCGCGGGAGCGAAGTGGTCAATGACACCGTCTCTTCCGGCTGGACGCAAGTTTACGGCAAAGAAGAACTATGCCTCCAGTATGCAGTCTCATAAGATCGGTGCGGTAAACTCCTATACGGACCTTATACGTGAAGTGGGTATCCTGAATGAGGCGATGCGCGCAGATGCGAAGGTCCGCGTGTCAGTTTGGGAAGCTCCGTTCGTCTGCTTTGAGAAGCAAACCAATGACGAAGGGGAAACAATATACATATTCCGGGGATTGTACACCTTCGGTCCT